TTGCCTCCATGCAGATATGCAGATTCTGACATCCCAAGCTTTTCAACCGGTCCGAAAACTGATCTAAACCTTTTGAATCGTTGTCAAACTTTGCCGAATGCTCCGTTTTGCCGACCATGGCGGATGCGTCAAATGTCAGCTTGGATATATCCAATCCTACGGCGTTACGCATGGGATTACCCTTATATATTCAGAATCTGTGTTCTTTGATACTACTCAATTTCACAAACAAGAAAACCGCCCGCCTATTCTCGTCATCAAACTTTAAGTTTGTGGTTTGTTCAGGCCGGACGGTTTCGGCAAAGGGTAGCTATTCCTTTGCCGTGTCTGATTTTATTTGGGTTGCAGGTTTTGGTAAAGATTCCTGTTGCGACCCGAATGTCTGATTTTTTTTAGGCGTATCTCAGTCCGGAATCACTCCGTTAGTGGGTTTGCGGTATTGAAAAACAGTTCATAAAAAAGGAAAAGGGGGTATTCGTAAAGATTGGGTAACGCACCCAATCTTTACAAAGCTTCCCCCTTTTCCTTTTTTCCGCCCTATTTTCCTGCACGTACAACCCCCGAACGAAGCGATTCCGGACTGAGATACGCCCAAAAAAAAACAGCCATTCTAGCAGTTAACCCCCTTCGCTCCGCCCAAGCCATCCTGAGGGGTAGTGGCTGAATTTGTGATTTTGGTTTTATCAAACAAAATATTTGACTGAAGTCACATGGCGGTCGTCATATGGGGGTTCCTTCGCACCCAAAAAATCGACCGCGTAACGGTTTACTAAAACTTCATCGTCCTTAAACTTTTGGTGCTTTTTCCGGCAATATTTTCTGAACTCCGTTAAATTTGACGGCAAGAACCCGCAACCGTCTGCACCGTAAATGTAATCAACTTCAAACAAACTGTCTTTCCGGGCAAGCCGACCATCTTTAAGCCAGAACATAGGCTCGAAATAAAAAACTTTCGACGTGTCCGGGAACTTATGGAGACGGAGAACACGTGTGAAATCCCCGTTTTCATCTACAATTTTGATATATCTTGGTTTGTGAATCATGACATCCTCAGATTTAGTATTCAGAATATGATTTTAAAAAGAACTTTCTGCTTTACGACTCCGCCGCCGATTCCTTCAAACGGTTTTCCGCGCTCTTCAGTTGTCGTACATTAAATTTTATTAGGACTTTCCGCCCATTACGAGAACTTGGGGCTTGTCCGCTTTCGCGGACTGTGCCGCCTGTTCCGTCCTTTGCCGTTCGTCCTTGTAAGGATTGAAAGGCAACCCGTTTTTCACATATTCTTTACACATTATCTTTGTTATTTCTTTCAAGGGTGTTCCTTGATTTGAATAGCATGTGCAATCTGATTTTCCGCCGTCTATGCATCCGGCGATTTGCTCAAAGGTTTTTACTTGTCGGACTGTGTTATAAATAGGCTTGCTTTCGGGCTTTTCGGGCAAAGTCGGCACAAAGTCTTCAGGTTTCAGATTGTCGGAATGCTCAAAAGGCGCTGTTTCTGATGATGCCGTCTGCTCCGTCATCGTCTGCACAACGCTTTCTTTTTGCGCTTCCTGCTCAATCCGGCTGTCTGTGGCTTTGCTGTAAACTTGAAACATGCCGTAACTTTTCCAGCCTACAAACCCTACAACCGCAATCAACGCCCAAACCGCCCAAGGCACTTTTTTCTTGAACTTTTGGTGCCGGCTTGATGATTTATAGTATTTGAAGGCTTCTTTAGGCGGTTTCCAATTTGCGGCTTCTACGCCGCTTACGCCCGCGGGATTGTCCAACGAGGTTACGCATTTATACCAATAATACTGTTTCATGCCGATTGCCTTGCGTTCAAGGTGTACATGCTTTGAAACAAGGTTGCGGACGAATATATCAAGTTGGCTCGGGTGCCGCGTCATCAAAATGACGGTATGCCCGTGATGGCGGAGTTCTGTCAGTTCCTGAATATAGGGCGGAACGGGACGGCCTGCCGCGCGTACCGGGTAAGTGTAGTGCGCTTCGCCAACAATCAGCACCGCGCCTTCCGGTATGACATCACGAAGCGGGGCGGACATGATTTGCCCTTCCGCCAGTTCGCGGGCATTGAATTTTCGTTTGTCCAATCCGTCGATATGGCAGAAATAAAGCGGCCGGTCTGCCTCCGTGCCGTCTTCCAATTTCATTTTGAACAATCCGTCTTCGTTGTTCAAAATCATAGGGTTTTGCCTGCCCCCATGTTTCCCGTAAACAGATAAATCATGCTTCTACCTCATCCCGGAAAGACAAACGTCAGTTTTTTGAATGCGTGCATACCAATGAAGAACGAGAATGCGCCGAACAGGTAGCCCAACCCCTGACCGAATCCCGAAATTAAAAGAAGGTTCAATATGTCGGAAGGCATGGAATTGATCGCATTTGCCGTGTAGCCTTTGAACTTTTCCAGTGCGGCGAGATACCCGGCATAGGTTACGAATGTCAGACCTGTTGCAAGGATGATTCTGACAATCAGCATTTTCAGAAGTATGCCTAAAAGTGGAATCAGGCCGGCAAGTAATGGCATTTATTCCCCCCCAACGAACCGAAAACGACAAAAGCCGACATAATGATAAAGGCGAGCAGTACGGCAAAACGGATTTTTTCGGCAAACACGCACAACGGTTCATAGCTTGCCCGATATTGCCTGCCGAAAACATGAAAGGTTTTCGGCTGCGGACATACGCCGTTAGACGGTAAAAAGTTATGTGAAGACCATGTTTTATCGTCTGTAACCTGCGGTATGCTTATATCGTGAAACATGCGGTCCGAAGGTTTGCCCATCTCCTGACAGGCTAGGATTTCCGGAAAATAATCGCACGAAAGCCCGCCGTCTTCGCCTTCTTTCCTTTCTTTGCGATGCCTGCCGTTTGGGCGGTCCGGAACGGCCGGGGAATCGGGGCTTGTTCCGGGCTGTCCGTCCGTATCGGGATTTGCATCGGGATTCAAATCGGGGTCGGGTTCGGGATTGGGGCGCGTGCCGGGGTTCTCATCGGGGTCCGGGTTGTTTGCGGGGTTTTCCGCGGGCGATACTTCGGGCGGCGGCTGTGCGTGAGGTGCTTCCGCGCTTGCGGGCGTGAGGTCGGGACGCGGGATTACTTGTACATCCGCCGTGGTGTTGCCTTGCGCGTCCCTGCCGAATGTTGCGGCAACCTGAACGGGATTCCCGTTCCTGTCCGTGACGGGCCCCATATTCACTTTTGTTCCGGGTGCGACTTCTACTTTTTCGGAATAACCGGGATATCCGGTTGCCTTTATGTATTTGTCGGGATCGGCATCGACTTTCAACGATAAAATCTCTTCCGGCTTTTTGGCATCCATTTCTTCTTTGTATTTCGGATTGCGTTCAAGTTTAAAATAAACTCGATGAATTAAATTATCACCGTTACGTACAAAACAACCGCCGCCGTTCCAAAAAAATTCACAATGACTAAAAGGAAAAAGACGCCACTTTAAAGCAGTATCTTTAGGAATTTCTTCTTTCCGTTTATCCCAAAAAGGACGAGCAATCCTTTCCATTTGACTTTCCATCAGTTGTTTGACTTCGGGGAATCTGCTGCGATCGGGCATAAGGCGCATAATCGAACTGTCAACGCCGTAGCAGCCATAGGTTCTATTAATACGTCTTTCGTCTTCGTACCAAAGGCAATTAGCATATTCGTAGCCTTTTACAAATTTGTCGGTTTCGGGATCGTATCGGCAGCCTCGTGCCTTTATGTCTTCTTTGAAAGTTTCGTATACGTCGTGGGCTAAAAGGGCTGTTCCGACATAGGGAACCGCCCTTGTGCCGAATTTCGCGCCTTGGCGGACAAGTTTGCCGACCCCCGACAATACGCCGGCGCGGGATACGCTGGCGGTTATTTTGGCGTTGATTCGGGCTTTTGCGCCCGTGGGGATGTGCTCGAAATTTGCCGCTTCTGTGAATTTGGAAAAAGTGTTAGAACTTGAATCTAATTTAAAACCAATTGATTTTAAATTATTACTTGATTGAAATTTAATTTGTGATTTTTCTAATCTTACAGGTTCAGAATAAGAATTACTCGAACATAGAATTAAAATCAGAACTATCGGTGTACTCTTGATAAACGAATTCATGAACAGTTTTTCCGTTCTCTTCTGATTTTCTTATAAAAATAACAGACTCATCAGAAAAATAAATCTTCCAAATATTATGTGCGACCCTCTTATTTAAGAAATAAGAGAAGCTCTCTAAAATATCGTACTCTTTTACGTTATTAACAAATTCTTCAAATTCTTTCTGAGCAATAAAAGCCATCGATTGCCCAAAATACTCGCTTGACGGCTGATATTTATAAAGTGCCAACTGCGCCTGCGTGATAAACGGCTTGTTCATGGTTCTGCCTTTCAAAGGTTGTTTTGAAAGCCTGATTTTGACACCATAACTTCATGCGCTCAATCCTTAAACAGAACCGCCCCGATTAATACGGGGACGGCAACGCCGAGATAGAAATAAAAATCCATCATTTCAAAACCTTTTTCAGCAGGGAAACAAAGTAAACGGACGCGAGGACGCCGAATACTATCCGGCCTGTTTCAAGACCGCTTTGCAGGTTGTCTTTCGGACTGCATTCCGCCAATGAAAGCCTTAGCGGCTGACCGTCCGACATCTTCCACATGCTGCCGTTATATTCCGGCCTGATTATCTGTCCGTTTTCTTGGATTCTTGGTACTACCAAGCTGAAATAAAGGTTTTCGGCCCGGTGCTTCTCAAGACATTTATTTCCGACTTGGCAGTACATGCCGCCTTACTTCATCACCCTCTTAACGATGGAAAATACAAAAAGCGCGGCGAAAACGCCCACTACAATCCAACCGGCTTCCATACCGTCCGCTTTTGCGGCTTCCAAAGCGTTTTTTGCCGTTTCGGGCAACGCTGCGTTTGCCTGTGCCGCCAAAGCCAGCGGGGCGGCTGTTACAACAGCCAGTTTTGCGCCGTATTTACGGCAGGTGTTAATAAATTTCATGATATTTTCCTTCAAAAAGTGTTTGGCGGTAATGGATGGAGAGTTTTTCAGACGACCGCCGAACATCCGAAAATCAGTCTTTCAAAAATCCGAATACGACAAATTCGCATTGGTTGCCGATTTCTTCCAAACCTGCGTTAACCGCTTCTTCGAAGTCGTAGAAATAATCGGCATTGGTAATTAATTTGGTATGTCCGATGTCGCCCGTTTCAGGAGAGAGATACAGAAAGTCCCCTGTTGATACGGACTGGACAACATAGACTTTCTGCATTCAATCAGCCTTTCTTAACGAGTTGAAAACCGATGACTTTCAGTTTTTGAGTTTTGCCCGTAGTGACGATTTCCACGTTCAGGTTTGCTTCGATCGGAAATTGGGCGTTTCGGAACTGCTCGAAATTGGCAGAGCCGCCGAAATCGTATTCAGTAGTAGAGCTGCCCAATGCGTTGCCTTGGGAGCTGTCTAAGGGTGTGGCGACAATCAGGCGGCAATAGTCGAAGCTCTTGCCTTCGATTTGTCCGTTGAATTTTTTAACGCCGACGATGTGGCCTTGAAGTTGGATGTTCATTTTTTGGTTTCCTTGTGTGATTAAACGTCTTTCGGGCAGACACTTTAAGCCCATGAAATCGGTAAATTTGCGTATTTGTCATACATCTTCTCTAAATAACGCTGCTCTTCCCCTGTTTTTTGACGCTGAATATATCGATCCATCCACATGCCGTATTGGTCAAATTTTAGAACGGACGGAATTTCATGCAGTGGCGTTAGCTTTGCCTCGCTGCAATCGTAATTCTCGAAGCTCAGTTTTTTAGGCAAAAAATCATGTTTCGGCTCAAGCACTTCAAACAATTCTTGTTTGGATTTGTCCGGAAACACTGCTTTCGATGCATTGATTCCTCGTCCGATTTGCTTTTTCAGTCGTTCTATATAGGTATCGAAATCAATCATGATCTTGCTTTTGACCGCTTCAATACGGTTTGCACTGCCTGTAAACCGTTCGCAAATCGGGTATGCTCCGCCGAAATACTCGCCCGGTGTCTGTAAGACTTCAAAGGGAATTACAATGTCTTTCGCTTTGAATTCGATTTCAAAGCGCGTCCATGTGCTTGTTTTATCGCCAAGCTGCTTGCCTTTTTCATAGATTCGTACATATTTTGAAGACTCACGCGAACCTATGCCGTAGGTTTTGCCGCTCGTCATTTTGGTTTCGTCGTCTTCTTCCTCCCAATCAGAACCAAGACACTCGCCCTTCGGTTTGACGTGATGGCACGTAAACAAACCTTTATTGCGGTCTTCTCTTGCCTGATTCGGGCTGTACTCTCCGTTGAAAAAGTCTTTTGCAATGTCAACGCGCGTTATTTTTGGACGAATCGCATTTGTCAGAAAATCAAAAAGCCTTGATTCCCATCCAATATTTGCAGCATTGCAGCCTACCGCCGTCAATTCAACCAACATCGTTTCACGTTGGCCGCCGTAATGGACGCGCCCGTATTGGGCATTTTCCGTTCCCATCAGCCAGCAGCCTTCATAGAAACGCCCGCCCGAATGCTTGGCTTTTTCAATGATTCCGAATCCGAAAATTTCCTCCATCTTGGCGGAAGCCGCGCGTATGAAATCGTCATCATCGAACAAATCAAACGAAAGTCCATAAACATGGAAAAACGTGTCTTCATGAATTGAAAATGTGATTTGGTCAATGAAAGCCGAATCTGATACACCGCGCCTAAGAGGAACGCCTAACAGGTTTCCTTTACCGTCCGTTATGTACGTTTCGTAACATTCGAAGACTTCCTGAACCCTGCCCGCCGTTTCGGTTTCNACGTTCAGGTTTGCTTCGATCGGAAATTGGGCGTTTCGGAACTGCTCGAAATTGGCAGAGCCGCCGAAATCGTATTCAGTAGTAGAGCTGCCCAATGCGTTGCCTTGGGAGCTGTCTAAGGGTGTGGCGACAATCAGGCGGCAATAGTCGAAGCTCTTGCCTTCGATTTGTCCGTTGAATTTTTTAACGCCGACGATGTGGCCTTGAAGTTGGATGTTCATTTTTTGGTTTCCTTGTGTGATTAAACGTCTTTCGGGCAGACACTTTAAGCCCATGAAATCGGTAAATTTGCGTATTTGTCATACATCTTCTCTAAATAACGCTGCTCTTCCCCTGTTTTTTGACGCTGAATATATCGATCCATCCACATGCCGTATTGGTCAAATTTTAGAACGGACGGAATTTCATGCAGTGGCGTTAGCTTTGCCTCGCTGCAATCGTAATTCTCGAAGCTCAGTTTTTTAGGCAAAAAATCATGTTTCGGCTCAAGCACTTCAAACAATTCTTGTTTGGATTTGTCCGGAAACACTGCTTTCGATGCATTGATTCCTCGTCCGATTTGCTTTTTCAGTCGTTCTATATAGGTATCGAAATCAATCATGATCTTGCTTTTGACCGCTTCAATACGGTTTGCACTGCCTGTAAACCGTTCGCAAATCGGGTATGCTCCGCCGAAATACTCGCCCGGTGTCTGTAAGACTTCAAAGGGAATTACAATGTCTTTCGCTTTGAATTCGATTTCAAAGCGCGTCCATGTGCTTGTTTTATCGCCAAGCTGCTTGCCTTTTTCATAGATTCGTACATATTTTGAAGACTCACGCGAACCTATGCCGTAGGTTTTGCCGCTCGTCATTTTGGTTTCGTCGTCTTCTTCCTCCCAATCAGAACCAAGACACTCGCCCTTCGGTTTGACGTGATGGCACGTAAACAAACCTTTATTGCGGTCTTCTCTTGCCTGATTCGGGCTGTACTCTCCGTTGAAAAAATCTTTAGCTACGTCAACGCGGGTAATTTTTGGTCGGATTGCGTTAGTCAGGAATACAAAAAGTCGGGATTCCCAGCCTTCTTTTGCGACGCCGCAACCGGTTCCGGTCAGTTCGAAAAGGATGGTATTTTGTTGACCGCCGTAATGGACGCGCCCGTATTGGGCATTTTCCGTTCCCATCAGCCAGCAGCCTTCATAGAAACGCCCGCCCGAATGCTTGGCTTTTTCAATGATTCCGAATCCGAAAATTTCCTCCATCTTGGCGGAAGCCGCGCGTATGAAATCGTCATCATCGAACAAATCAAACGAAAGTCCATAAACATGGAAAAACGTGTCTTCATGAATTGAAAATGTGATTTGGTCAATGAAAGCCGAATCTGATACACCGCGCCTAAGAGGAACGCCTAACAGGTTTCCTTTACCGTCCGTTATGTACGTTTCGTAACATTCGAAGACTTCCTGAACCCTGCCCGCCGTTTCGGTTTCTGTGCCCCCCCCTGTTAGATAAGGGGGGGGGGAAGATTCGAAGCGGTTGCCGGCTTCCTGCCGTCCGCCGGCGCCTCCGTCATCACGCCGGCAACCTCCTTTGTCATCCCTTGCTTATCTTCCATTTGCGAATCCTCAAAAACGGGCAAAAAAAAAGCCCTGTTACTTGTAGAAAGTAAAGGGCGTTAATTTTTGTTAATCACCCCTTCTTAGGGACGCAATATATAAGGGTCTTAATTAAAGGAAGATGCCGTCTGATTTTTTCAGACGGCATCTTTTATTTCCTCGACCAACCGATTTAATCGCTCCCTACAAATAGCTTTATTTTTTAATTCGCACTCCCAAACGACAATCACTTTGAAACCAATCTTTTCCAGCTCGGTTTCATTTTTAATATCACGTTCGCGATTTTTTGTGATTTTTTCCAACCAAAAATCCATATTGCTTTTCGGGATATGTCCTTTATTACAAGAATGCCCGTGCCAAAAACAGCCGTGTATAAACACGACTGTTTTATATTTAGGCAAAACGATATCCGGTTTGCCTGCATAGCGCTTATCGTTTTTCCGATAACGGAAACCTTGGGAAAAAAGAAATTTCCTTACCAATACTTCCGGTTTGGTTTCTTTGCTATGGATTTTTGACATCACGAAGGAACGTTTGGATGGAGTGAAAATATCGGTCATAAAATTTAAGGCGATGTAGGTTTAGCTCGTTTTTTTGTTTGTTCCACTTTTCTCAATAAATATGAAACTAAGCTGATTAAATCCAAAGCATCCTTGTCATTAAAAATACTAGGAGATAAATTTGCTCTTAACTCATGTTGCACAGGATTTCTAAATCCAGTCCATGTTCCGCATGCAAGCTGTTCAAGACCATCTTCTAAATTTTGTTCCGCCTGCGTTTTGTTATTCGTTAATAGAAGCATAGATTTTTTACTCCCGAAGGCTTTTTCAATCAATTCTCTTCCGTCTATGCTATGAAGACCTGTCTGCTTCTGAACCTTATCTTCGAAAACTTTAACTGCCTCGATTGCAGCACTTAAATAATCCTTCTTTTCATTGTAAAAATCGTTACAGGCAGTATGCAAATCCTGATGCAAATGCCGCCAATGATAGTAAGGATATTCTGGAATAATACTATGTAAGGCAGAGATTACTTCCGCTTGTTCTTTATTTGTAAGCTCCGAATCTTCCAAACGATTCAAAATAACTTCTACCGGTTCTCTTTCCTTTTCTGGCAATTTGTTTTTCCAATTTTCGATATCAACTCCGCTTTCACCTTTCACTTCGTAATCTTTCTCTTTTTTTCTTCTTTTTCTCCAATCTTGCCCGATGGCTCAGACGATTTCCCCAAGGAAAACCCGTAATTTTGAAGTTTTAGGATGCTTCCAATCCAATGATGTCCTATCTGTAGCGATTAAATCTTCACCATCATTATCTATAAAATCAATACTTAACCATCCTGTCAGATAGGATTAGAAATGGCTGGATTCGCTATCAGTGAAAAACTCGGGCATATTTACCATTCTGCCGTTGGCAAACAAGGTAATACCTTTCATATTATTCTTTAAAGGTTTTTCCGTTGTAATGAACTTACCTTGTATTAATCCGCTGTATTCATACTGTTCGAATTTTGAAGATAACGATGAAATATTGGTTGCTAGATCCTGGTATTCCCATTCGAATTGTGGGGTAACAAGATTATATTTTAGGTTTCCGTCAATGATTCTTGGTTCCGAGCCGTTCAAGCTTACTTTGATTTTAAAATCCTGAGCCGGAAAATCAAATAAACGGGAAAGATGCCCCACATAATTATCTAACGGGTATCCTTGTTTTTTCGTCAGCTCGGTTAAAGTTATAGTTGTTCCGTTTTCGGTATTGGGTTTAACAGACTCTTTCTGAAACTCCGGTTGATAAATACGCTCACTTTTTTTAATCTCTGCATAATCCAAAGTAAAAGTAACCCGTTCGTTTCCTTGGATAGTAGAGATTTCGATTTTGTTGCCAAGCCTGAATAATGCCAATTTACCAAGACCTTTTTTACCCGTTGGAATTCTTCCGCACGGGGAGGCTTGTTTTTCTTCCCTTCTGTTCCGACCGATTCTCAAATAAAAATCATTGATTTCATCGAAGCTCATTCCTATGCCATTATCTTTAATAACGATTTTATGCTCCGGTTTATCGAATAACCTAACTTCCACTTCCGTAGCACATGCATCGTAGGCATTCGCTATCAACTCGGCAATCGCAGGAACAGTGTGCGAATACATCTTTACACCCAAATGTTCGATTACGGTTGGCTCGAAACTCATTTTCAATTTTTCTTCAGACATGTTTTCTCCTTTTCTAACATTCGATATTATCAACAATTGCCCTGCCTATTTTTTCCGCATACATCGGAGGAACGGCATTACCAATCAAACGGGCTATCTTGTCCCTACTGCCCGCTTTAAAGACATAGTTACGAGGGAACGATTGCAATGTTGCACCTTCTCGCAGGGATAACGCCCTATCTTCTTCAGGATGGGCAAACCGCCCGTTGGAAATGCTAAAGAATTTGGTCGTTATGGTAGGTGCGGGCTTATCCCACCATAGCCTACCGAACGTGTCTTTAAAACTATTGTCTTTTCCGATAAAACATTCCAGCTGTAATTCGGGAATATGCGCAAAAGCCAAACGGTTTCCTCCGTTTTTAGGTATCAAAGCCAATCGTTTCAAATTGATATCGGATAATCCCGCACAACTATGCATAAAATCCGTCTCGTCTTGATGTCCTGCCATAATTTTGGGAAAGCCGTTTTCCATTCCCAAAACATCGCGTACCGTAAGCCGTTTGCCCGAATACTTGACTGGTTCCAGCTTTTTTTGGTTATTCTGTTTGCAATTAACGTAAATCTTTTACGGCTTTGGGGAATTCCGTAATCAGCCGTATTGTGAATACCGAAATGGACGGTAAATCCTTTTTCTTCCAATAACTTTATGAAATTATCAAGCCCGCTTTCTTTCATTCTGCTCAGAATTCCCGGTACGTTCTCTACAACAACATATCCGGGATTGAAATATTCTACAAACCGCTGAAACTCCAAAAGCAAACTCTTGGATTTTTCCGATTTTCTTTTGTCTGTTTGAATAACACTCCAATATTGACAAGGACTACAACCTATAAGAATCAAATCATCATCATTCTTTTTTAAGCCGAGTTCTTTTTCCAAGGTTTCAGGCTGCAATTCAAAAATATCAGCCTGTATAAATTTGGCATTTATATTGGCTTCATATGTTTCTTTGCAGCTAAGTTCGTAATCTATCCCGGCTAAAACCTGAATACCGGCGGATTACATTCCATAGCTCATTCCACCTCCGCCACAGAAAAAATCAACCGCCTTTAACTTACTGTTTTTCATTTCTATTTAAATAATTAGACTAGTGAGAACTAACTTTATATAACATATAATTTATTGCTTATCAAAAATAATTTGAGATTTTATTAAAATTCATGCATCTAAATAAGCAGAACTTAATTTCCTCCAAACGATCGGATATCTTCAAATGCACATTTCACAGAAAGGTCGTCTGAAACCCATTTTCAGACGACCTTTTTCCACTTCGCAAAACAAGAATTCCCACCCCTCTCCCCAAACATCGCCCAAACCAGTAAATTCCCCATATTTCAACAACTCCTTGGAAGCAAACCATGTCCCGTATCTACCTACCCCTCCTATTTCCGCCCCACATCGTCGAACGCGGCCTTTTGTATTTTCAGCAGGACAAGGTTCGCGATGTCCAAAAAATTTCCTTAGGGCGTTATCGGGCGAAGGTATTCGATTCGGAAAACTATTAGGCATGGTTGAAGCTGGATAGTGATTTGTACATTAAGGACGGGGCTGCGATTGCCCTTATGTCTAAAGGTGCAAACATGCCTTAAATTACTAAGCCTATAACGAATTGGAAACAAAATGCCGTCTGAAAACATCTTCAGACGGCATTATAAAATCTGTTCACCTTTTCAGATGAGTAATGTACACCCCTATACAATTTTTGCTACCATGCACCATAAATCCACGGCTAAAGATAATTGGGTTTATTCTTTTATCCAGAAACAATCCAGATACGGATCACGGGTCATAACTATAGGCTTAATATTACACGATTCTCATTCCATCAAGGCGGAAAACCGCACAAATACTGAAACACTATCGATCGATTTGTAAACAAGCCTACTTAAGTAACTTGCAGTCCTTATCATTTCCTTTAAAATAATCCAGCCCGTCACTACACGAACTGGCGGACTTCTTGCAAATAAAGGTTACTAGATTTTCATTCATCTTAATAATAAAAGGATTTTTATCTTTATCTATGGCTACCGCCTTCAACATGAATTTACTGTCTAAAGCCCCGCGCGCGATTCCATTCAAACGGATACAAAAGCCTTCTGCCTCTTTAATCGGCAAACTTGGCCATTTGGTAGATGTTTGTTTAAATCTCCCATTCTGCAGATAAAACTTTTCCATAAAATGTGCATTTTCTAACAAGGCTGCCCGCACTGCATTTATCTTTGCTTTCTCAACATAATTGCGATAGCTCGGATAAACAATTAAAGCAAGTACAGACAATATCAAGACCACTGATATTAATTCAACCAGCGTAAACCCCCGATTATCAGTCATTACTTTACTTCCAATAAGAACAGATTATTCAACATATTTCTTTGAACAGACTTACTATCCCATTCAGCAGTATGCATATTTCCCACTCTATTTTTTAACCGCAGGCAGCACCGGTTTGGCGGGGCCTTTTGGTGCGGGCGCGCCGACGGAAGCCTGGTCTTTCAGCTTCGCCAGCACCGCCGGACC